TCGTTAATTTCATTAGTAATAGGAAAATTATCTATCCTAGCTTTGAACAAAAACTTACCAGGTTCTCCCCAATATGAGTCTGCTCTAAAGCTTATATCTTCAATAATTTTATTTATATCCTCGTAAAAAGAAGTATAAACAGTACATGTGTATGTAAGAGTGTAGTAATCTGGTACAACTACATTATAAAATTCTTTAACAGGAACTCTATTAGTTAGAACAGCAAAATTATCATACTGATTTTTAGTAGTGTATCTTTTCTCATACGTTTGAAAGATGTTTACAGTATTTCCGTCTAACTTATGGCTGATAGATCTGTTTCTTTCTAGGTTGTCTCTTCTTATAGTTATTATAGGTAGCATGATTCTACCATCTTTATCTCTGTAAATACCATCTTTTTGAGCTGTTTTCCACCTCTCGGCATCAGCAAATATTACAGGGATATTTTGTTTTGTACCTTCATTTATAACATAAGGCATTATAACCTCTTGAAAATAGTATAATATAGCACTATCTATGTCTTCTAAACCTACTGATATGTCTTTAAGGTCTTCGCCTCTCATTGACACATCTTCACCTCTCTTATACTCGTGTATAGGAGGTTTCTGTACGTTACTATAGTTAGGCTCTATTTTATCATTTAAAATTTCTGCCTCTGTTTTAGGTCTATTTTTTAGAACTCTTTTTTGTAAAGGCATACTATGTAGATTTTATAATATTTAATTTATTTACACCAGTAAGATGAGCTTTACATTTTATGGACCAAGACTCACCGTAATTTTGTAAATCCTCTTCAAGAGAGTATTCAGGGTTTTTACCCATATAAAACTGATTTTCTATTACTAAGTCTACTTCATAATAAGACTCTTTTAGATATATAATATCTCCAGATTCCATTATTAGATTAATGTCTATTAAATCATCTCTAAGAAATCTAAACTCGGCTGCTTGACCTATAGATTTACCAAAAGACTGATCTTCTGATATTTGATCATCAACTAAGTAAAAACAAGCTATTAATATAGGCTGTTCATACATTTTACTCTTAGACTCTCCATAAATATTATACTTAGTTTCTGAAAGAGACAGTTTATAATATAGTACTTCCTCAGCAACTATTCTATTTACGATTTGTCTGCTGTGATGTCTAAAAAATGATCGTGCTCTAGGTCCTCCGTAAAGTGCCATTAGTCAGTTTTTACAAGGGTGTCTAATTTAGGAGTAGCAGCAACTATACCAGGAATATTATTCAATCCTTTTTCTTTATCTGATCTGACCATAGCATGTTTTATAAAATTCAAATGTTTTTTTGGATCTCTGTTAGTTATGAATTTTACTTCTACAGTGCTGTATTCGTAATCTTTTAGTGTTCTATTTATCTTATCAAGTTTTTCATCCCCTCTTAGGTCTACTATAGTCACAGTAGGAATTCCTCTAACTCTCTCAACTGCTTGTACCCTGTTTACTTTTCTTTTAAATTTGACAAGAAATACACAAGAATAGCTATGAAAAGTCTTCTTTATAGATTCTTTCTTTCTGAACCTATAATCGTTGTCTTTTTCTAATAGTATATCTAATAATTTAGTCATTAGGCTATAATAATTGGCATTGGAAAGTTCACAAAGGTCTCTCTCATCATAGAAGCCTCTTGAGATTTCTTTTCTAATTGCTTTTGACGAGATGTATCATCTAAAGTAGCTCTTAACTGTTCAACTAAAGCAGTTTTTTCTGCATTTGCTTGATCAATTAAAGTTTGTCCGTTAACTGTAACCTCTGCCCCCGGCACTGGTATTTGATTATAAACCCCTCTGATATTGCCTAAAGTTTCTTTTGTTACGGCTAAAGCGTAATCAAATATCCATTTTTTGAATATATCGTTTATCTGGCTGTAGTTAATGTTATTATAAGGAACATTACTTACATTAGTTATCAATCCGTTAGAAGGATTTCTGTATAGAGCACTTCTTTCTGATTTTTTAATATAGGTAAAGAACATCTTTCTATTAAAAGTAGGTATTGGAAAAATTCTAAGCTTGTTATTTATAAGTTCGAATCCATATCCTGACTTTCTTATCTGATCGTTAAACTCAATTGCTTGTATTTTTAACACATCAAAATAAGCTGGCATCAACATAAAGTTAATTCCAGGAGAAAATTGTCCAAATCCAAAAGTTTCCATTAAAGATTGAAGTCCGGTACCCGTTCCAGCGTATGGATCAAAATATCTTACAATAGCTGGGGATGCTTCATAAAACAATCTTTTTATCTCTATACTATCTCCAGGAGTTAGGGAAGCTGATGCACTGGCCCAAGTAGTTAAATCATAGTACTGCTGTCCTGCTATTAGATCTATAGATCCGGAATAATAGTTTATATTCCCTCCACTACCTACTTCACTTCCATAATCGGCAGCTATTCTAAACATATTCTCAAAATTCGGTTGAATTAGAGTTGTGTTTAATGCGCTTCCTGTTGTATTTCCTTCTAAAGAAAGATAGTTTTCTCTTATTTTATATTCATATAACTCTTTGCCATACACAGCTACTGCGTCTTCTAAAGAAGCGTAGAAATTTATGTCTTGCAATTCAATTTCCATGATTGGATAACCAAGTCTCCTAGCAGCAAACTTGACAAATTTTTGACCATCCGTCTGAAATTCAGAGTCTGTATCAAAAAATCCAAATGGAGTGTTTCCCGAAACAGGGAGTAACGGGACACTCGCATCATAATATTGTATTTCTACTTGGCCAGCCATTATAATTCTTTATAAATATAAATATTACTAACTCCTATATTGTTCAAATATAGCAAGCATAGGATCCACTATCGGGTGTCTATGGTTTGTTTGCAGAGTTATTATTGAAAATCCTGGAATGTCTTTCATATGCTTGCATACAAAATCAAATCCAGAATCTTTTTTATTTCTGAGATCAATTTGTGCGGAGTCTCCACATATTATTATCTTAGACCCTAAACACAATCGTCCCATAATTAACTCTAATTGATTTTCAGAACAGTTCTGTGCTTCGTCAATTATAACTACACAGTTAGTAAAGTTAAATCCTCTTAAAAACCCTACTGGTATTATCTCTATGAGGCCTTCTGTTACTATTTTTTCTATTTTTTCTTTACCGCAAAGCCTAAACATGTTATCATAAACAGGCGCAGTAAAAGGAGCCATCTTCTCTTCTTTAGTACCAGGCAAAAATCCTATCTGTTCTCCTGCTGTAATAGCTGGTCTTGCTATTATTATCTTCTCTACTTCCTTTTTAAACATCATATCCAGTGCTACTTGCGCTGCTAGTAATGATTTACCACTACCTGCTTTGCCTCTTATGACTGATATATCACTGTTTATTATCTTATCCTTTGCATTTTTCTGCTCATCGTTTAATGATACATTAAATTTTATTGGATTTTTAGGAATCTTCTTTGATCTAAACACTGAATCGGTGTGATGATTTGATGACATAAACGCTTTTATATAAATATTTTAAAATAAATAAAAAAGCCGGAAATAATATTCCGGCCTTTCTATATTTTATCTTTTCAGATTAATAACCATTGTCAAGATCTGCTACTTCAACTTTACCAAAGAACTCAGAACGCAACATTTTCTTAGCGTACCTGGTCATCAGACCTTTCCTTGGGGTGAAAGTTTCAGGATCATACAACAACGGAGTCATAATCAATGGGATATAAGGAGCAAACACAGCACCTGTTTCGAGGAACTGGCTACCTTTATAAGCCAAAAGAATAGTGTTTTCGTTCATGTATGGGTTAACATACACTTTGTAACGGCTATTCAATTGTCCAGCTTTGTGTGAACCCATTGCAAACTCTTCTTTGCTACCATCGGTATCAGCGGCATAGCCAGGGATAGATTCGATGATTGTTGCGATAGAAGGACCGCACATGAGAACGTTAGCTTGACCACGCAAAGTCTTTTGGTGGATCTTACGAGCTACGCTCTGGATCTTAGTACCAAGAGTGGCGAACCACTGACCTTGAGTGTTGTAATAGCCACCAGCACCAGCAGCAGCTTGTGACCAAGTACCAGCTACCTTATTGTAGAAGGTGTTAGCAGAAGCAGACCAGTAATCTGTGGTGTTAGCATTTTGGATCAACATGTCGATAATTTCGAGGTCGATCTCAAGAGAGATATATTCTGACAGAGTAGAAGTCAATTCAGCTTCAGCGTCAAGGGACTGGTAAGCATTCAGGTCTTGGCTGAATTCTGGAGTCCACTTAGCTTTAAGTTTCCTTGTTTTAGCAACTACGGCCTCAGAACGAAGTTCAACGTTAATCTCAGGGATTGCGTTAGAACCAGTAAGAGGAGAAGATACTGCATCTTCGAAGTCACCACGGCTGTTGTCAGCAGGTTGCTTCTGGTAGAATACTACGCCAGAACCAGAACCCAAGTTCAATTGACCAGCAGAGCCAGATACAATGAAAGAAAGGGTATCGTTAGAAGCGTAAGAAGTAAATTCAGCAAACAAGTTGCTTTCGTTTACACCACTACCAGTTACGATGAAACCACGAACAGCGTTGATGTCGAGGTTAGTCAAAGAACCGCTAGCAGAAGTTACAGACAACTTACGAAGCTTACCAGCAGCAGCAGAAGCGCTGTAGATAGAGTTGAAGTTAACGTCAGCAGCAGAAGCTGTAGTGATGGTGTAGTTTACAGAAGCAGAGTAGTTGTTGATTGAGTAACCAAAACGACCAGCACCGTAAAGACCACCAGCAGGGTTAACATCTTTTACGTTAGTTGTACCGTACATGCTGTCACCAGATGTGAAACGGTTTGTCAGAGGAGTACCAGGACGGTTGTTGCCATACTTGAATTCCAAGAAGAACACAAGACCAGCAGGCAATGTCATTGGCTGCACGCTAACGAACTCTTTAGAAGAGATTTCAGCGAAGATCTTACGAACCAAAGGAAGAGCTACACCAGCCCATTGCTCACCAGCACCTACGGTAAATGTGCCACCGGTACCAGTTTGAGATTGTTCTACGAGAAGCTGCTTAGCTTGGTTTTCAAGGATGATAGACATCCTTTCTTTACCGTAGGCTTGGTTCTTAAGGTCATTACCCTCAAGAAGACCCGTAGCTTCCCACTTCTTCACCAACCTTGTAGCTTCGTTCATTTGCGAAGCGTACGGATTGGAGCTTTCGAGGAGAGATTGTACGTTCATTTTACTTTGTTTTTTTTATTTTTTATTTTATTTTATAATACCAGCGAGCTTTTGCCACCTAGACACTTGCGCATCTGCATTGGTAATCACGCCTTCATTTATAACACGCTTAGTTGAGGTACCAGCTGCCTTAGAAGCAAACCCAATAGACTCTTTCAGACTTCCTTTAGTATTGTCGTTCTTAACGCTAAATGCTTGATCCAGAGATTCGTGTACAATTTTTGCTTCCCTAGTTGTTCCAGCTTTATCAAAAGCGCTAATAACTTTTAATTTTTGTTGTTCAGAAAGATTATACTTACGTAAAATCTTATTCAGATAAAGAAGTTTAGCGTTGATCAAGTTTGTTTCATTAACTTTTTGAGCTAATTCAGCAGCTTGACGCTTGATTTCTTGAAGTTCTTCAGCTTCAGGATTTTTCTTTTGTTTTTTATTTTCCTTAGCTTCTTTTGCCATTTTCATTTTTTCAAGAAGACTCATCATCTCCTCTTCTAAAATGGCCACTTCATCTTTATCATCATCATTTTCATGATCATCATCGTCATCGTCATCATGCTTGGCTTCTTTCACTTCTTCTTCATCGCCCATTTCAGCAAGAAGTTTAGCTATGTCGATTTCTTCATCTACTGATTCTTCCTTATCTTCGTCTTTAGCCTCTTTCATATCTTCATTGCCTTCATCGTCCTTAGCTTCGTCCATATCACCTTTTTCAGAATCTTCTTCTTCTGCATCTTTATCTTCACCATCATCGCCGCCTTTTTCAAGTTCAGCTAAGATTTCATCAAGATCGAAAGCTTCATCGGCATCTTCATCGCCTTCTGAATAGGCTTCGTCTTCATAATCCATATCTTTTTCGGCTTCTTCCATACCATAGCCTTCGTCATCACCGTCTTCATGCTTTTTCTCATCCATCTTCTCTTTATCATCGTACCCTTCTTCGTAGTCTTCTTCAAGTTCTGCATCATCAACTTCTTCTGATAAACGAGCGGCAAGCATTGCCTTAACTTTAGAATCAAAAGCTTCGTTTAAACTTGCTTTTGCGTTTTCAATAGCCATTTTTTTGATAGCATCCGCTTCTGCGATTGCTTCTTTGAGCAAATTTGTGTTCATTTTTCCTTAAATTTTTTTTTGGATTTACGCCTATTAAAGAGGTGTAATAGATTTCTTTTTATTCAACTCTTTATAAGAAAAAGAGTATTAGGCGAATATGTCGATAATAAATATATAAAAAAAGTAAAAAACTATATTTTATATAAAATTTTTACTTTTAGCAATGACAAACTCCTGTATTATTACAGATAAGATCCTTTATAATAGTATCTATGCTTTGGAAAGATTGGCCTATTTCGTACCCTTCTTTTAAACTTAAATTAGCTCCTTGAGTTGATTCAAAAGATACTAAATCGAATGTCAATAACTTAAAGTCATCGTTTACAGTTACTACACCATCATGACTTTCTTGAACACTTCCCATGCCTCTAGAGCTAATTCCTACTGGTATTCCTCTACGAAGAAGTCCGGCAGCAATTCTTCCTGCTGGAAACTCGTCTCCGTCTAGTATCTCAATATCTCCCATAACATCATCTCCATTCCAGTATATGTTTATTATGTTGTGAGACACATTTTTAAGGTTAACCACGTTAGAATCGCTATGATCTAGCTCTCCTAAAGCACGGTTTTGCTTTACCATGGTATTGTTATACTCTTCTATTTCTTTACGCAGTACTCCTTCCGGATAAACCCTACCATTCCTATTTTTAGCGTTAGCCCTTTGTATGACTACGTTCTTAATAATCATTCTCTCACCAGGCTTGTAAGCCTCCGTAAGCTTTATAGGGTTTACATCTAACTTGTAATATTCGGTAAGTACTTGCATGTTATTTATAATTTTTTATTGCATCGTATATTTGCTGATCGGTTACATGCCCTCCTTTTTCTGGGAGAGGCATATTATTTGCTTGCCTAAATATTGATATAAGCCCTTCTGCTTCTTTTGCACTTTTTTTAGCTTTTATAGCAGGTACTATTTTAGAAGACTGAGGAGATGCTATTACCCTAGGTAACTGATCTGCTTTCTGTCCTTTGTCTTTTACAGGACCTCCCCACACACCATCTTCAGCAACTCTACCGCCTCTCATAGTCAATGTATTTGGCTCAAAAGGACGTGCCATTTGAGATCCTAATGGACTATCAGCCATATCATTTAAGTCGTCAGGACGAGCTATTTCGTAGCCTTTAGGGGCGTAAGAATTAAATATAGAAACTCCTTCGTCTCCTAACTCATGGACAAGTTTACTTACAATAGAATGTTTTTCTGTTCCATTAGATCTTACGTAAGGATCTTCACTTTCTTGAAATCCCCACTCATATTTTTTCATGTACTCTTCAAGACGCTTTTTTTTTACTTCAGGACCTTGAGCTCCCATGTATTGCGATAACTCTGTTTCTTGAAGAGCTCTTTTAATTCTTTTACGGATATATGATTCTAATTTAGTTTCTGTTTTTGGAGCAGCAAATGCCTTTTTTAACACAGATTTAAGAGAGTTTGGAACAAAATTAACAACATTGAAATTTTGTTTATCTTGAGGATTTTTATAGTACTTACCTGTATCCTCGTTGCTAAATACTACTTCTGAATTATCATCCATAATAATAACCAAACCATCTTTTTTATTAAAAGTAGCGGTTTTTATAGTTCCATCTACTTGTTCTTCAGCATCTGGTTTTTTAGGATCTGATGATCTTACTTTAAATGATATTTTTTTAGATTTTACTTCATTCTTTTCCTTGTCTGTAAACTCTTCATATATATCTCCTGTATATTTTGATACGGCTGTTTTTGGAACAGCTTTATAGTAAGATACATTCTCCTTACTATTAAGATTAGCAGCTGCTAATTTAGCATCCCCCCAATTATCAAATCCTCCCGGTACATACTTTTTATTTTGAGTATCTACAACATAATAAGAACTTCTAAGCTGATTGGGAGTAGCATTTACTTTAGTAACGCCTCTGTTATCAGGAGCTTTGTAAAATCCAGCAGCCTGTCCTGCTATACTAGTCCTAAAGTTTTTATCTTTTTCTTTTTCAGCAGTATTCGTATTTACAGATTTTCCTGTGGAGTCCCTCTTCCCTTTTAACATTAGATTTCTATCAGGAACAAGCCCCCCAGAAGGTTTTAAAACAGTTATCTTACCTGATATAGTTTCTCTGTCATACGTTGTTGAACCTTTTTTTACAGGAACTTCAACCACTTTTTGAAAATCATACTCTTTTTTAAATTCTATAGAGTCCTTCTTTACTAGTGCTTTTATAGATTTTCCCTTCATTTTAGCTTCTTGTGTCTTTTCATACCCAGGTTTCACACTATCACTAGAATATTTTATAATCACATCAAAAGACATATCATCAGGAAGAGCTCCTTCCATTTCTAATAGTGAGTTTTCTTTTTTACTATTTTCCATTTTCTGTTTTTTTTGGTATTCGTAAGCTCTGCTAAGCATGCTGTATAGTTCGGTATCGTCTTGGCCTGCTAATGCAGCAATTCTATTCCTTATCATTTCATTAACTATGTAATCCGTTACTTCAACTTTTTTACTAGTTTTATAAATATTATTTAATAATTTTCCTATATACTCAAGAACCTTTCCTCTTTGATACTCTCTTTCTTCTCTGCTATTTTTTCTATCTTCAAATTCAGAAAAAGCTTTTATCATATTATTCAAAAGATAGATATTGCTATTGTCAAGCATAAACTCTTGTCCTTTAGACTTAGCATCATCTTTATCTACTTTTGCATTTGTAGAGGGTTTAGGCTTATCTATTTTTTGTTTTTTAGGCTCAAATTTTGGTTCCGGGCTTGTGTCAGAAGGTGATTTAGTTTTTGTATCTGTATCTGTATTTGTATACTCAGATACTAACATGTTGTACAATGCCATTTTATCTGAAAACCTCTCTTTCAAAGTTGACCACACTTTTGCAATAACTGTGTCATTTTTTTCATCTTTTAGGCTATCAGTATACCTTTTAATAAACCTAACTAAAAGGCTCTTGTACTCTTCTACAGCATCTGCTTTTTGTCCAGGCTTCTTATACTGATCGTATAAGCTTTCTATTTTATCTAAAGTGCTGCTATTATTGGTTAAAAAATTCTTTGTTTCCTGCTCTACGTCACTTTTAGGTTTTTGTAGCGATTGCTTTTTAAACTCTTTTGACTTTTCTAACTTTTCTACATAATCTATATAATCTTTTATAGACGTACTTCTAACGCCTATTCCTTTTTCATATATATCTTTGAGGGGTACAAGTTCTAGTTTGTATTCATCAGGAAGATCTCTGTTATATTGATCGGCCTCTTTTTTCGAGAGGTATATAAATTGTTTGCTTTTATACTCTTTTGGAGGGTTATAATCATCTTCAGAATCTTTTTTACTTTTATCCCCCTTAGTATATTGCTTAACTGCCGTGTAATACACATCTTTGTAGTGTTCTTCCTCTTTAGTAGGTACTACAGCAGCCACTATTTTATAACTGTTTTTTAAACTGTCATATTCAGCTTTAGTAATTTTTCTGTATATTTCTCTGTACAATCTTTTTTGTCCATCAACAATATTTTTAAATGGAATCATATGAACACTTCCTTCTTCAAAAGAAGATTTAGTGCTCGGATAAGTGTCTCTAGTTCTTTGTGGGTCATTAGAGGCGGCTGCTAATTTTAAAGATCTCAGCCTATCCGAATCTTCGTTTAAAATATTATATATTATGGTTTCAAAATCCATTATTAAGACTTCTTTGGAGATTTCTTTTTTGGTGCATTTTTCATTTGATTTTCCTTATCTTTGAAGTTATTTTTTTTAACTTCAGTAGGAAGATCAGCACGTACTTTTTTCTTCTTTGCTTTAAACTCAATCATATCCAAACGTGTATAATAGTTTGGATCTTCTGCTAAATGGTCTAAGGCAATTTCTTTAGCCTTATCTAAATCATCTGTATGCTCTAATTCATGCTTCCAACCTTTGGTAAATTCATAGTAATTAACTTGATCGGGAGTTAATTTATCGCCTTTTCCACCCTTAATTTTCTGTTTTTTACCTTCAGTTAAAGACTCATTAAGTGCTTTAAAAGCGCTAAAAAAGTTATATCCTTGCTTTACTTCAGCTTTATTTTCTGGGTCCCATAAATGTCCTTTACCTTTTAACTTATTAACTGTGTCATCATATGACATGGTGTTTGTTAAAGAGTCCTGATACAGAGGATTTCTTCTTATGTGAAATAAGAATTCAGATTTTGACATTTCCTCTTTTAATACTTTTTGATATAATTGCTGCGTTGTCATTTATAGTTCTTTTTTAAAAAGTCTTTTATATTCTGAGGCTAAATCTATCGATTCTGCCCATTTTCCTATTTTTTTAGTAACCAATATCCCTTTTTTTCTTTTTGCTTTTGTACCTCCAGCACCAGAAAAAGCATGCCTAGTTGCTACACCTTCTCCGTCACCAGGAATAACGTGACCTTGATCTGCTGCAGGAGCTCCTCCCCCAGTTGTAGACATTTCGTCTACTTTATCTTTTAATATTTTCGAGTTCTTTTTCAAGTTGATAAAAATATAGTAAATTCTCTAACTCCAAATCTGATACCTGTCTTCCGGCTGGTATAGGTTTTATTATATTTACGACCTCTTCTAATTTAACTTTTCTAACCGTGTCTTCTATAGTCTTTGTTAGTTTAGTTAATTTTGTTTTTATTCTATCGTACTCCTCGTTTACATACTCTTTAAAAGACTCAGGAGTAGAAATGTCAGTTATATACCTTTTTAAAAGGTTCTTTTGACTTTCATTAAGATTTGAGTATTTGTCATTAAACTTCTGAATTACGAGTTTGTAAACAAGGGCTTTGGTACCCTTATCATAAGAGGCAAACTCTGTTAACAGAGGATCAATTTCTTTATTTTTTGCCCCATTACAAATGTCTTCCATTATAGAAAACTTGTACTTTATTTCAGCCTCTGGGTCTATTTTATCACTTTGTTGTATCTCGAAAAGCATATAAACAGATGCTATGCTTTTGTAGTTATCTACCTTAGTTTTAAAGAAATCATCAAGGTTATAATGCTCTTTAATTTGGGATATTAAATCGTATTTTTGTTTACTTAAAGTTTTTTTATTTATCTTTTTATGTGCCTGTAAAGCAGTGTCTATTACAACATTTGCTTTAGATTCAGAAAGATTTTTACTACTCAAAAGTGCTTTGTAGATACGGTATTCTTTGGCAATAAGGGTGTTGTTGAAATTCTTTTTAAGAATGTCTACAGCTTTGGACTCTTTATTATTTAAAGTATCCGTAGTTATTTGTCTGACTAGCAGTTCAAATAAGAGTCCCGTGTTTCGAAGTTTATTATGTTTAAGCTTCATTTTATGTTGATCTTCTATAAATATTACTAAATATCTTCATTAAGTATGTTACTCTCATTTAAAAGGTCGGATTCTTCCTTTTTTTGTTCAAAAAGAACTATTTTCTTTTTTCTTTTTGATTCTAAACCTTTTAAAGAGTTTTCAAGTTGAAAAGCGCCTATCTTATCTTTTCTAGTTTTATCAAACGGAGTTTCTGGTTTCATCCCCTTAGATCCTAGAGGGTCTCTTCCAAAAGCAGAGTTATCCGTTTTGAAGATAGAAGACTTTTCTTTTGGCCTTCCTACTGAATTTTTTTCCATCTCATCATATCCATTAGGGAGGTCTGGCCTACCTTCTTTCTCATCTGTTTTGGAATATACTGATGCAAGGTCATGAGGGGTTCCATAAGACTCTCCAGAAATGGCTGGATCGTTTCCTTCGTTTTCAATTTGATTATATCTGTACACTCTCTTAACGTCTTCAACAATAAGATCCCTCTCTTGGTTAAGCTGATCTTCAGACATCTGAAATATCTTGTCTCCTACCCAATCACTAGAGAATAACTTCTTATCCATGATATCCCCAGCAAGGGCTACTTTCTCTTTCAACAAAGCAATCTTCTCTTGTTCATAAATTATAGATGGATTGTTTAATTCTAAATTAAAATTCAACAAATCTGCATCTTCAAATCCTTGAACATACAAATGAATAATAGCTATCTTTTCAAGCTCACTTATTATAATTCTTTGAAGTCTCTCTACAGTTCTGCTAAACCTAACATCTAACGCACTTATAGTAGATTTACCATTAAGTTCATCAGAGTAGTTCAAAAATGATTTAGGCACTTTTAAAGATCCTAACATCAAATCCCTTAAAAACTCAACGTCTTCTATACCAGCATACTCAAGGCCTTTAGTTGTGTCTATTTTTGTAGTATTGTCTCCAGGTCTAACAGGAATATAAAAGTCCTCAAGCATGTTCTGTACGTTAAACTTAAGGTTATAATCTCCTGTTTGTTGGTCTACAAAAGGAGTTTTTTTCATTCCATTTATAGTGTTCTGTACAAAAGCGTTTACTTCATTTGGAGGAATGTTACCAACATTAATGTAAAATACACGCTTCTCAGGGGCCCTCATAATTCTATGCAACAACATTGCATCCATCATAAGAGTGTACTGCTTGAAATACTTTCTAGCGGGCTCTATGTAAGATCTGCCAAATGGAAGATAGTTAGTATCTGTAAGAAGCCTGAAATGCGCTATTTCAAAATTCTCAAAAGCCTCTTTACCTTTAGTAGCAGTTGTACCTCCAGCTACTGCCACTGGGTCATATATAAATTTAATATAGGATGGATTATTTGGATCCTGACCCTCTTCTCTGATCATATCATAAACAGATAAAGGTCGAACACTATACACTCCGTATTTTTCAGCTATATCTAGTTTTAAAAAGAAGTCTCCATATTTACACATAGATCTAATCCACATCGGTAGATTAAATTCCACATTTAATACTTGATAAAATAAATTATAAAGTATTTTTTGAATATTTTCGTTACTGCTTCTAATCTTTAAAACCTCGTTACTCTCTCCTTTTAATGTGGCTTCTTCGCAGATAATATCTAGAACAGAAGATATTATACCATCTGTGTCCATTGCTTCATAATCAGCATACAATTGAAGCCTAAGAGTTTGATAGTTTAGGGTTGGATTAAACTGCATCCTTTGTCCCGCTTTGTGAAGACGGGTAAACCTGTCTACTAAACTATTGGTTTGTAACTGGCCAAAAGACTGTATTCTCTCTACATCTGCCACCTTAAGCTGCTTACCTCCAACATTACGTATTACTACGTCTGTTGAAAATAGTCGTTTAAGACGGGGGAAAAGTGACTTATCTACTGGCATCTATGTTTGTTTACTGTTTTAATATATATAAATATCTGTTTTTACCTTATTAACCAGGTTATGTCCTCTTGTTGTCCATTAACATTCATTTGGTATGGGTTTTGAAATTGATTTGGATTGTATCCAGTTGTTGTGTTATACCCACTTCCTCTAGATATGTTGTTTATCAACGCTCTTTGCAAATCAATCCCTCTAGCCCTATATTCTACAGCGCTATCTCTTAAGTATAGACCTATAGCGTATGCCATAACACAGTCATCATGATATCCGGTTTGAGCTATTGGCTTACCATTTTTCCACACAAAAGTAGACATTTCAGACGTTAATCTTCTAGAATTCAAAGATATGCTATGATCTCTAACATACTGTTTAAAAGATAATAAAACTTCTGGTCTTGTTTTTGTAGATGTTGTAAACCCTGGGGTCATTTTGCTAGTATCATAATCGTATATTTGATTTAGATACTGAGAGACATTTGTAGTATCTCCTTTGGGAGAGTAGTATATGTTGTTGTAGTTTATCTCTAAAACATCGGATATAGTTGCATGTCCTAATCCTGTATTTTCTACAACAAGTAAAGCAGAATTGTACTCTGTGGCTATTGAAACAGCAAACTTAGATAGAGATTTAGTGTCCATATCACCTTTGTACTCGGCTACTTGAGACCCAGTAAAAACATCCATTACTTGGATAACTGAAGAATCTGACCCATCTCCCTTAGCAGTGTCTATTATTACTATATAAGACCTCTCTGGTACAGGGTACTCCCAAATCCAATAGTCTTTTTTGGGACCTCTCATTTCTATTGGATCTTTTACTCTTTCTGTATAGTACTCTAAATCTTCGGCTTCAAAATAAGTATCACCAGATGAATTAAAATTACAATCACACTCTTGTGCAGCTAATCTTTTTCCAAGTTCTTTATCCTGATCGTCTCTCCACTTCTGGTTTCTGGACGGGTGTACGCTCCAAGGGAGCCTTACCGGTATAAAGTTATTTTCTTCGGACTCAGCTCCTACCCACTGCTGATGAAACCATTGACCTATTCCATTTGGAGTAGACAATACTATAGCTCTACCGCCTGTGGCAAGTGTTTGTTGTGCTGATCCCCACAAATCCTCTGCATTTTCTATAAAGGCAGCCTCATCTAATATAAGAACGTTGGCAGTATATCCCCTGGCACTCTCAGAAGCTCCTGAAGCAGCTTTAATCTTAGATCCATTCTCTAATATTAAACTCAGTTTATTGTCCTCTAATGAGGCTATTTTAAGCCAACTGGGTAATTGAGAATACGCAAACCTAACTTTGTCTACTATATTTCTAGCTTTTTCTTGAGTGGGGGCTAGTGCTAATATAGACTGGTCCTTTTTAAATAGCATTAGCCATAAAGCATAAGCAGCTGTTAAAGTGGTTATACCAAGCTGCCTAGACTTTAAAATAAGAGTCCTGTCATGTTTGTTTAAAAGATATAAAAGCTTCTCTTGAAACAGATAAGGGGTGAACAGCATTCTCCCCTCTGAAGTCTGTATATAAACAAACTTTTTTAAAAAGTATATAGGATCTCCGGCACACTTGAGATATTCTTCACGAATAATCTCTTTTATTGATTTCTCATTCGACATGTTACTTTACAATCAAAAATCCGATTGATATTACTAAAAGTCCAAGAGCGGATTTTTTTATAAATTTTTGTTTTTTAACTTCTTTTTCTAAACCTTTAATGGTTCCTGTGTATACTACTTCTTTTTCCTGATTAATCTTTATAATGTCTTTATAAGAAAATATTTCTTTGTCTTTATACGCTATTATAGAATCTTTATAAGACTTCTGATTCTCTAGCGTATCTATATTTTCCAATAAAAGATTTCTCTCTTGTTTAAGAACGTCTGAATGTACTAAATCTTTTACAACTCTTTTAGCTACATTTTTGTGTAGCCTTAAAGTATCAATATTCGGTACTTGTTGAGTCTTTATAACGGTTTGCGAAGAAGCGCTCAAGCTCATCAATATCGTAGCTATCAACAGACAATAAATGTATTTCATATTCCTTGTATATTTTTTTAATCTTAAGTTTATTTTCCTGCAATTGTGTTTCAGCTCTATGAACTTTTTCAACAAATATTTCTACTTGCTCTCGAAAAGCAATTATGGAATCTTCTCTTAAATCTATTTGATGATTTAAACTGTCAATAGCTTTTTTATACTCCACTTCTCTTTTTACATTAGACCTATAAAATATTATAGCAGCTCCTATAAAAACAAAAATAGTTATTATTATAAATTTTTTCATACTACTTAATTGAATCTTCCCAAAATCTAAACAATATATTGCCTCTAAGATACGCATCTTTTTCCATTTCTAGCAAATATTTGTCGTTTTCTGCGTATTTAGGATCAGATAAAGCTTGCATGTTTATTGAATCAAACTTTCCAGAAAGATTTTGATTATGGTGTATTAACTCGTGAGCATAACTCCTTAATACGTCTTTTATATGTCTTCCTGCCACAAACAAAGTTATTGATTTGGCTTGAGGATCATAATATGCGGTTTTACCAAAAGGATCGGTGGCATATTCTTGACTGCTTGATACTATTACGGATGGGTATGGTATTATCTGAACCCCTGAATTTTGAATCCATTCTGCCAAATTGAGTAAGTAAGGAACTACGTTATGTCCCGAAACTGGTACTTGTTGGTTTATATTTTGATATTTAGTAAGATCCATTATGCTTCTGGTTCTTTAGTTTCTTCCTCTTCTGGAGCTGCTTCTTCTCCCTCCGGAGGTGCCTCTCCTGTATCTAATCCCTTTGTTTCATCTCCTCCTTCAGGGGGAGCTTCGCCTTCTCCTCCTTCTGGTTCTGGCTCCTTAGTTATGGGTTTGTTTTTCAATAAGATATTTATCTGATCCAATGCTTGTTCATACTCTGATCGATTAACAATATCGTATTTTTTCCCGTTTGCAATAACTTGAAAAAAATCAGAGTCTTTAAAATCTTCAGGGTAGTTTAACTCAAGAGGACTTGGATTATATTTTAAATCAAAAAAACTTCCATTAGGTATTACTACCCTAAAGGTAGTAGGTTTATATGCAATACACCTAATATCAGATACTACCTCTCTAAGTTGATCTATTGATTTTTTACTCTTCTTTTCCTGAGTAGTTAAAAGTTTTATGAGAGTGTTTGTAACTTTTGGAGATTTTTTAATAATCTTTTCTAAGTTAGATTCATTTTCTACCTTAGTTATTTCTACCTCCCAAAGGACTTTATTTCTGAATATTTCGTAAAATCTTGGCTTCATTATATATAAATATCTAATCTTCCTTAGATTTAGATTTTTTAGGTGCATCACCTTTTTTAGGTTCCCACCAATCAGTACAATACTCTTTTGGATCATATGGAATTGAGTCAGTACCCGCCCATTTTTGATAATACTCATTTATACAATGGTATTTCTCAGATTTGTCTTTAGGTACCCACCATTTACAATTTGCACAACATGAGCCTCCATATGGCACTTTCATACCTGCTTTATGGTTTTCAGGAAGTTCGTATTTACCACCTCCGTACTCTTCTAATAATTTTAAAAATTTTATCATTGTTTATCTTTTTCTCTAGATTTAAAAGACACTTTAGCTTTATTTGTATTTGACACAAACTGTTTTCCTTTTTTAGAAGCAGCTACTTTCTTTTTTGATGTAGCAGCTCTTTCTTCTTTTGATAGGCTTTTTGCTTTAGCTAAAGGTAAGCATCTTGTAGTAGGCTTTCCTTTTTTCATAGTCCCACATTTCCCTGCTATGTTACCTTCAGTATCTATTCTAACCCACTTTTCTCTTTTAAACCAACTATGTAAACTTTCTTCTATATCCTCTAATCCTTCTTTTTTTACTTTTCTCTTTTTTCCTATACCTCCTTTACACACTTGAACAGCCCTTCCCATTAAATACGCAGAGTGTTTTTCTCCAGCAGCTTTTCTACGTTCTGCATAAGCTTTTCCTTTTGGGCAAAGCTTTTCATATAACATCTCCATATTGGCATCTTGCCCACAACTTTCACAGTTCATGGCTTCTAGCTCCTCTAAAATCATTTTTTTTAGTATGTCTAAAAGTTTCATTACTCAGCAGATTTAATTGCTTGTGCAGTTGCTATTGCATATTGTTTAGGACCCATCTTTTTTTTGCCTCCACCTTTTTTCTCCATTGCTTTTAGTATCTCATCTTTCTTTTCTTTTTCAGCTTTAGTCAGTTTTTTCTCGTCTACTGGCTGTATCATTTCTGATTCTTCAGAATCATCGTCATCCTCTTCATCGTGTCCCCCCAACTCATGAAATCCTTGAGCTGCTTGATCTATGAAATTCTCTGCATTAGTTATGTGGTCTTGGATCCAGCCTGGAATGTCTCTTTCTTCGTCTCCTAGTTTTTGCATCAAATCCATTACCGATTTAGCTATTGATTTTAAACTATTTTTGGCCATAGATACTTCATGATCCATTCCATCCGATCCTTCTTTTACCCTCTTGACATTCTTCCACATTGCTGCGGCGGCTATCTTTTCACCTTTCTCTCCTCCACCAGCTTTTTTAGCTATTTTTTCAAATCCTTTACCTTTTTTGCCTATATCTTTACCTGCTTTTGCCTTCTTCGCAACGTCAGATTTTTGCTTTTTTGTAAGTCCAGCAGATGGTTTTTCTTTCTTGGCTTCAAGCAACGCTTCTTTAAAAATATCAGAGAGGTTCATTTTTATATAATTTATAGATATAAATATTTAATTTTCTAGTCTTTCTTTCATTTCTTTAAGACCTTCTTTCAATTTATCAACTAACTTGTCTTTATCTACTCCGCCTTCCCACTCTTCTACATCTCCTTGTTCCGTAACATAAGTCTCTTTTATATTAGATTTAGCAAACTCTTCGATAAACTGTTCTGCCTCTTCTATATGGGTTATTATGTTTTTAGTAACCATATTTTTAGCATACTCTTCGTATTTTCCTTCCATTTTTAGCTGTGTTTCCATGCTAATTACGCAATTAAAACACATACCATGTAAAGGGTACATTTTCTTATCTAGAGGGTTTTTAGTAGGCTGAGAACACTTCGGACATAGTAAAGGTATTCTAGTTAGTTTTTTTATTCTATCTAGTTTTGTTACTGTTTGCTTTATACCATCTTTTATAGTCCAAGTCTTATCCCCCTCTTCCCAAACATCTCCTTCTAAATGATCCTCCGTTTGTTTTTCGTAACCTACTTGTACTCCAGTAGCATCTCCATATTTTTTGGTAATGATGTTTCTGAGCCTTTGTACGTCTCTTTCTCTAAACTCTTTCTTTAACTTTGTGTCTGACATAACTATGGGTTTTTACTTGCTAATTTTTCTACTTTAGGAGCGGACTGTCGAATAAGACCGTTTTTACTGTTCTTTCTAGCTTGTATTAATTTTTCAAATATATCTTCCGGGTTTTCATTCCCTTTGTCTATTTCGCTATTTACTATCTCTGAAAAGTCTTTAAACCATCCTTGGCCATTCCAAGTTGAATATACAAAATTAAAAAGTAGGTTATAATTATTTTTTATTAGATTTTTTGCTTTATCTGTTTTTATATACCTGTTTAAATAGTTTTCAAATCTAGAAACCATTATATCTTTTGCTATATCTTTCAACTTACTTTCTTCCTCCCCTCCCATGTCATTCCACTTCCAATTTTTTTTATTTTTGTCAACAGTGTTCCAAAATTCTTGTCCTTGTGGAGATTTAGTTATTTCAGGAGATCTTAATCTATCTAAACCAAACATAGTTTCTCCGGACCTTTTATATTTTTTACTTTTTAATTGTCCAGGATTATAGTAACCTCCTTCTATATTGTCTATTATATCTGATACTATTGTAGAATACTTACTAGTAGCACTTTTGGCTTTAGTTGATAACTCAGTATCGGGTTTAGTACTTTTTATATCTTTTTTAACAGGACTGAAACTTAAAGCACCAGCTAAAGCTCCCTTAGCTATAGTCTTTCCTATACCTTCCTCAACTTGTTCATTTATCAATGCCTCCTCTACTATCGACTGCTCTAAGAGTTTTATAAATTTCATAGTTTTTTAATCCTTATTTTTAAATCCCCTGTACCTTTTATTGTCCTGTGCCACTGTCCCATAGGTATGTTAATCTGCCCCTCTATTTTTATAGGCAGCTCATTTTCCCTTTGAAACATCCAATCAGTAGGTTCTATAGGTTCTACTATCCTATCTTCACGATCTCTGTGCCATACTAGCTCTCCTGATTCTACGTCACTTTTAAAAACCCTTTCGTACCAGCCTTTGGAGTATTCTTCTTTATAAGGTACTTCATAACTCATATATCTACTTCTGTTTTCTTCTGCTATACATGTGTTGAAAGAGTCTTACTGAATCTTGTAAGAATTTTATTAAATTGCCTTTAAATCTATCTCTAGATTGTGCATCTTTAACAAATGATTTATTTGGATCTACTGTGCTGTATTCTTTTTCTTGCAAAGCATTTATGTTACCTCCTCCAGCACTAGCCATCTTATCTATTAAATTCTCTCTTCCAAATTTGCTAGAATACAATGATAAGAATATATCGTCTATTAAGGCTTTTATAGACTCTCTATTATCTTTGCCCATAGATACATCAAACATTGTTTTGAAATCCGTAGACATTATAGGATTAGCTGAGAAGTTATCTATAAGCTTATTAAACTCAGAATCTTTTGATTTTTGAGCTCCTCTTATTTTATTTCTCAAATTCTCTATAAGTTTTAATAACTCTTCAAAAGTTTGAAGTTTATCAAATGATAGGGAGCTACTTAAGTACTTTCTCATGTCTTTATCTGAGATGTAGGCTTCAGTCACTCTTCTTTTTTGTGCAAGATCCATCATTTTCTTTAGGACATCTATAGAAAATTGAGGAGTCAGCACTGTTTTTTTATTTATTATAAAAGGCTTTTTGTCTGCGCTTTGTATAGTTGCTTGTCCATTTTTTATATCTTTCACAACTATCTCCCTTTTTCTTCCGTTTTTAGCCGCTACAGTATACTTCTTTCCTACTTCTATTTCACTGGTTTTAGGAGTATCGGGAATATCCTCTTCTGTGTCTTCTACATCAATAGGCGCAGCATTACTTGTTTTTTTGTTTCCTGATCTAGTGCCCGCTCCGTCCATTCCTACATTATCAGCAGATCTGGTTCCTGCTTTCTTTCTGCTGTTTACTACCATCTTAAGGACTTTCTTTAATGTATTATAAAGATCGTCACTATCAGTAACTTTTGCAGATTTAGATGTAGGCGCTCCTTGTTTTCCAGAAGTAGCTCCCGTATCTCCTGGTGATACTGTTGCTGGGTTTATATCAGAAACAGGAACTTCTATCTTAGTGTCAATAGGACCTTCCGGCTTTATTATCTCTCCTGAAGGTAAGTTTCTTAAAGACTGATATAATGCATTTAAAGTAGCTGCTCTTGAGGTTTTCAAACCTTTCATCCTCATAAGCTTTACAGTGGCTCCTGCTGCTAATAATCCTACCCCTATAGGTCCTAAAATACCTCCTAACCCTTTAGCTATTGCATACCCAGCTCCTGTTTTTATAGAACCTTTTACAAAAATCTTAGGCAGTATCTTCATTACCACAGACGTAAGCTGTCTGCCAGATATTGTTCCATATAAAGTAGTGTCAGTAGGAGTTAGCTTACCTGTTCCAGAAGCAGACCCATGAAACAAATCATTCATGTTCTTATAGTCATTAGGGTTCTTTAAGAACTCCTTTAAACCTTCTTTTGCTTCTTCAGGCTTCATCATTACTCCGCCTTCTTGACAAAGTAAATCTACTCCTTTATTAGCATCTCCCCCTCCTATTTGCTTTAAAGCATTTACAAACTCAGAAGGGCTTGAGTTTCCATCTAAATTATTACCAGTAACTCTTCCTAATAGTTTATAAACCCCCTCTCCTTCTTTTATATCTGTTATTTGTTCGCTAGCTACTTCCGCTCCATCTTTCCAAGTATCTGGAGTTACTACATCGAACAAGCTTTTAAACCATTCAGTATTTACTAACCAACTAAAGGCTCCCATAGAAGCTCCTACCCCAGCTAAGGTAAGAGGAAGCTTGTTTGATTTAAGAGTGTCTATCTTAGTGCTTTTGTAATCATCTTTGTCGTCACCAGCAGCTCTAGCCGCTCTATCTGCTTTAAATTTAGCTCTAATGTCAGCTGCTTGGTCTTCTTGTAACCCAAAGGCTTCATACAACTCTTTATAGTCTTGTTCTGTTGATTCGTCTACAGTAGAGTATGCTGCAGATAATTTAGCATCTAAGATAAATTTTACATACTCTCTTAAATCATTAATAACGCCATTTGCTGCATCTACAGGCATTTCTTCTTTTTTAACTGCGTCTACTATAGAATCGTAAGTAGCAGCTATAGACATTACAATGCTTAAGAAATCAGCTCCTTTTAAGTTATTAGGAAACTCTTTGTTTGTTTTTTTAATAAACTGATCTAAATCCTTTATAAATTTATTACTTTCTTTATTTATAAGAACTTTTATTTTTTCTTTAGCAGCTTTCAGTTCTTTCTTCTTTCCAAAGAATTTACCATTTACTTTGTAGCTTCCTAACCTACCCATAACGTATTTCAACTTTTCCCAAGTTGAAGCTGAGTCTGGATCATTAGTTTGGCTCCATTTTTCGCCTTTTTCTACATCACTATCGTCATCATCCTCTTGTTCTTTAAGGAGTTTTACTTCTTCTAATAGAATCTTTTTAATTAACAGTTCTATATCTTTTTTATTTTTTTTCATTATAATAAATTTAAACTACTACCAGTATCCTGTAAAACTAGATTTTAATCCAAGCATAGATGCATATCTAGGAAGCCTACAAGCCCAATATCCGGCACTTGTCCTATCTTTATTCTGTGCACACTTATGTCTGGCTGCAAATGATTTACGTGCCTTAGGATCGTTTATTTTAGCTTTTAAACCACTGGTATCACCAAAAGAAACTTTCTTGATACCTCCCCCTGGTTTACGTACATAAACGTAGAACTTTTTTGATCCGCCACGCTTAGGTTTATTTAATGGGGGTTGCTTCTTCTTAGCTGCTTTTGCTTCCATTAATTGCTCCTCACTCATAGGAAAGTCAAGAGGCACTTTAATACCGTTGTAGTATCCGAATTCCCCAAGATCGGTATTTTTTATAAGTTTCTCTTCTTCTTCAGTAAGAATTAACTCCCCACTTCTGTATAATTCTCTAGCTTCTTTGAATAGCTCAAAATACTTTTTGGAGAATGGACGGTATACATTTTCTGTAAGTAGCTTTTGATTGTCTATGTGATATTGCAAACCTTCTGATATAGGTTTTTTATCACAGTTGCAATCTTCTGCTACTTCTCTTAAATAATCTGTGAACTTCATTATTGTAAATTTACAAGTTTATACTTAGTAGTTTGAATTAAGGTTTCTATCTCATCATATTGATTCAACAGATAGCTGTCTTGTGGAAGGGTTGATTTTATTGACGACATAAATCTACATAATCCTTCAAAGTACATAGCATGTGCCCCATCTTCTCTCAAAGTACCAGCCATTTTATATCCGTATAAAATACCATACTTCCCTTGGTAGGATTCTACAAGTTCGTCTATTAAAGGTATAATACCTTCATAATATGCCTGTAAAGCTAAATGTGCTTGGCCAGATCCTAATCCTTTGGTTTGCCAATGATATATCTGAGCTTGGTTTCTGCTTTGTAGTAAGGTTCCGATTAGTAATGATAAATTATTCATGAGAGTCTATTTCATTGGCTATTGGATTAAATACACTTTTCCAAAAACCATCGTTAAACATTTCTTGGTATTGTTCTGAGTAGCTTTTAAGTAGTGGGGATTTATCTATTAAAGGTTCGTCATTTACCTTTTCATTCATTATAGACAAATACTCGTTTACCTGATCGTCAGTAAAATCATCTGGTAGTTGTTCTTTGGCTGCCTGTATATCATTATTCTGAGCTGCCTGATGTAATACAGAAGATGACCTATAGAACTGGGAAGGTAATAATTGCATCCCGTAGTTAGGGAACTTTGCAAATTTAGCCTGTAATTTTTTGTTCCTAGATGACTTCTCATCTAAAGCTATATAAGCAGGTTTATCCGGTTTAATTTCAAAAAGAGAATAGACCTCGGTTAAAGGGCCATTCTCTTTTGATTTTATTATTGTTGCTTGAGGTGAAAAATGAGATTTTAACAACATTTCCCACATTCTTGCTTTTTGATCTTGACTTATAGGTCCATTAGTCTTACCTACTACTACATTAACATGACTTATTTCTGGTCTGTTTAAAAGCCAATATAACGCATTTAAATGCATTTTAGTAGGAGGTGCGAATTCTCCTGGGTAGTAACATGGATGTTGTTCTTGCATATTTATATTCAATACTCATATAAATATTGAATTTATCCATTAATCATCGTTTGCTTAAATGTTGATGTGGAACTCTTTACCGGAGGGTATAATTCTACATTTTCGTGTAATTCTGAAGTATCTGGGTCTATTACGTTCATTGTGATCGGATCTTTTAAAGTTTTTAAGAAAGATTCTCTTTCTTTCATCTTTACTTTAAGAAGTTCTACTTCTTTACTCATCCTATTCCAGATAGGATCCCCACAAGATTCATAATCAAATTTTGTAGCTGCTTCAAACAATTCAAACTTTACACCGTGCTTAGATACATAAGTTTTACCGTCATCAGCATTTTTTTCAATTTCATCTCTTACTAGGTCCACAAAAGTATTTTTACCATCATCGTCAGTCAATTCTTTCAACTGTTTACCTGTTTCCTCTACAAATTTAAGCATTATAGCAACGTCAGTGGCTGACATATGACCTTCCATTAAAGCCACATAAATACTCATAGCCGCCTTTGCTACGCCTTTTTTAGTTAAATCTGGGGTTTGGTACTGTGTTTCGTCTAATTTAATTAGAAAGTTTGATGTTGTTTCTGTCATAACGATAGTTTATATTTTAATAATTTATCTGCACTTAAAGGATCTACTGTTTGAATTAAAGATAGAAATGCTTTAAATCCCATTTCTGATGGGTCTTTATCATCCATTTCAACTAAAAATACTTTTTTTCCTAGTGACATAAGAGTCTCACAATGCTTTAATGCCATCCTAATAGCATCTTTATCTAAAGCTATATACACCTTTTTAATCTTAGCTTCAACAAGCTTTTTCATTAATTTAGGGGTTATAGATTTGCCCAAAAGAGGAATAGCATTTCTTTTTATAGCTAACATATCAAACCCTCCTTCACACAAAACCACAGGCAAATCCCAGTTTACATACATCTCAAAAGGTATAATATCCCTAGAAGCTTGAGGGTACTTATATTTTAACCTTGTTTCCGGATCAAAGGATCTGCCTACAAAAAAGTTTATCTTACCGGAAGAATCAAAAGAAGGCATTATTATCCTTTCTGCGTATTTACCATCTTCACAATAACCTATTTGATATTTAATTATGTCCTCCTCTGTTACACCTCTTTTTTTAAGATACAACATGGCGTGTTTTGCAAGTATATCATGTGGTTTTGCATCTAGTAGAAACTTATATTCTACAGGCAAAACTCCATCAAATTCTTCTGTATCCTCGTCATCTCTGTCGTTTTTTACGACTATGTATGATAGTTTTTTTAGTATGTCTGAGGTTACTCCTGTCTTTACAAATAAGGACCTTATTGTTCTACCTTTATTACCACATACCCAACAAGCCCACCTATTATTACCTTCTGAATCAGTTACGATATCTACTTCTAGCTTTTTTTTATGTGTCCCATGAGTAGGACAATCCGGGAAAGGACAGTTGTACTTTCGGTTAGTTTTAGATGCCTTTTCTCCATAGCCTAAAACCTGATCTATAAGTCCAGAGAGAATTGTCTCCATGGCTCAAAGATATAGACTATATGTCTTTCTTCCAAAATTTACCTAAAATGTTTCCATTAAAACAATTATCAGATTCTAAACATCCTTGTAATATTTGGTGCCTAAGCTCCTGATATGTCATTTGTTTCTTATGGGTGCAAATGTGTAAAACCTCTCTTTTAAAGGCCCCTTTACCTAGTTCTTTTACTTCTGCTTTAAGAGAGGCTTCAGATCCGTAGTACTCCTTCCAATCACTTTCAGCAATGACTTTCTTCTTAGTAGGCTTCTTTCCCTTTCCGGTATGTTCAGAAAGTTCTTTTTTAGTTAAGGCTTTTGTCCTCTCTGAATATAGGTTCTTTCTACCTATATAGAACTTTCCCCCCTCTATTTTAGTTATTTTATAAATAAAACCGTAAGTATTTTCCGGAAATTCGGATATGTCTTTTATAACCTGTCCCTTGTAAAACCACATATTATATATCAATTCTGATTAAAAAGTTAGTATCTGTATCTGGGGAAATTGGTATTGGTTGTGCAAATTTGGCTACCATTAACAAGTCATTAGAATCATTGTAGAAGCCTACCATAGTAGCATAAGGAGTAAAATCAGACCCGCTGGCAAAACCAACCATATTCTCCTTACTACATGCCGTTAACAAAGAAGGATTATAACTATATCCCATTTCATGGTCCTTAATAGTACATTTTATAGTCCTCTCTATTATTAAGTGATTATTAGAAAATTGCAGATTAAAATCCTCGTATCCTGGCATATATCATATTTTATGGACAAATGCCTGCGTCTGAGCATGCATATGTCGTTTGTATAAAGTCTCCATTAGTTACTGCAACACTATTTACAGTTTTTATTGTTGCTTGTACATTTCCGTTTGAGAATCCAGAAGTTAAGTTAGTTGTTCTGTATACCAAAATAATATCCTGATATCCGTCTGCCGGAATAGTTATGTTAGTAATTGTTGCATCAGTTAGTACACTTGGTACATCCGCAGCTAATACTTTAGCATATACCTCCGCTAACAGTGTTGACTCAGGAGGTGTAGTTTGCGGTAAAGTAGTTGTACTTAATCTACCACTAATACAAGCAGAAGGCCCGCTTATACTTAACATATAGTGTTGTGCGTACAATTCTACTCCTATTACAGCTCCTACAGGTCCTCTTAAACGAGTCCATACTTTACCTCCCTGACCACATATATTTAAATACCCTGTGTAGCTAGAGTCAAATAATACAGGTACTGTAGTAGGTGTTGAAGTTGGTGTAGGCGTAGAAGTAACTGCAGGCGTTGGCGTTGGTGTTAGTGTTGGATTTACTATATTATATGAAATACTGTTAGTGCAAGCCCCAGTAGATGTCACAGTTATTTGAGTAGAGTTTACGTCTGTGTTTACGTTAAATCCCGCTAATAATTGAGCTCTGGTTACGCCTGTGGCTATAACTCCCAAAACATTGTCTGATATTGTAAAAGGCCCTGCGGAGGTACCTATACTAGAAAGACTAACAGTGGCTACTCTTGTCGGCATACTATCCCTCCCATATTTGAATACTTACAAAATCTGTTGATGTTATATTGACAGTTAGATAGAAATCTATAACATCATTCATATTAAAGTTATATGATTGGTATACAGTTCCATTAACTTGTATTAAAACGTATCCAGCATCCATGGCTGTATTTGTTGGAGATATCTTTCTAACTCTGTATACAACTTCGTTTGATATTCCCTCTGTTATATAAGAATCATTCTTACCATAAGCTGTTATAGTGGAACTTGCCACATTTATGGTATCTAGGCTAGCTCCTACGGTGCTATTGAATATCTCAAACACATTTGAAGGAGATATATCATTCAATACTACTTGGGCTCTATTCCTAACTGTAGCTCCAGTAGGTGTAGGTGTAGGCGTTGACGTAGCTGTTGGAGTTGCTGTAACAGTTGGGGTAGGTGTAGGTGTAGCATTTTGTGTTACAGTAACAGACATTCCAAACAATGTGCAATTTAACACTGTTGGGAACGGAGTTGGCGTAGGTGTAGAAGTAGGCATAGGAGTAGGAGTGTACTGTATAACCTGGTAAACTTGTGAGTTCCCGCAATATGGATCTGTATTTACTACTATGATTGTAGCAGGGCTGCCAGCTATAGTTACTGAATATCCTGCCAATAAGGACGCTCTATCTACACCACTTTCTACTAGTGTTCCTACAGAAATACTGTTATAGTAGATGTCAAACGGTCCTGCTGCGTCTCCTGATATAGTAACTATAAAATCCATATTATATAAATATAGTTTTGTTCACTTTTGACAAAGCAGATCCTATTACCTGATGCATATCATAATATTTGTAGTCGGCAAGCCTCCCTCCAAAAATATATTTAGTCTCACTATTCATCAGACTTTTATACTTGTTATATTTAACGTTATTTTCTGTATCATTTATTGGATAATATGGATCTCCGTTGTTTTCTGGGAATTCCATAGATATTATGGTATTCTTTTGTTTACCAAACTCAAAATGTTTGTGTTCTGTTATTCTAGTAAACGGAACTTCCTCATCAGTATAATTCATACCAGCTACCCCTTGATAATCACTCATTTGGAGATTATATGTCTCAAACCTCAAACTCCTATAATCCAATTTTCCAAACTGGTTATTGTAAAACTCATCTATGGGTCCTGTATATATTACTTTCTTGGCTATGGAATCAAAATAATCTCTGTCTTTAAAGTAATCATAATTTAGTCTAAGATTTACCCCTTTTAAAAGTTTTTGGAATATTTGAGTGTATCCCCCTATTGGTATCCCAGAGTAGATATCATCGTAGTAGTTATCATCAAAAGACAACCTTATTGGTAGTCTTTTTATTATGCTAGTGGGTAAGTTTTTAGGATCCTTGTTCCATTGTTTCTTTGTATACCCTTTTATAAAAATATTATAAATTTCAGGCCCTACTTGAGAAATAGCCCACTCTTCTAAATTTTTTGGATCATTTATACTAACTTTAACATCTTCTAGCTTCCTAAAAGCTTCATCCGGAGTCGTCACTCCATAGATCTGATACAAAGTCATTAAATTTATAGGAAAAGAATATATGCTTCCTTTATAATTTACTTTCGGCCTATACTTAAAATCGTTAAACTCTGCGTACTTTCTTACGTAATCCCATATATTTTTATCAGAAGTGTGGAATATGTGAGGACCATATTTATGCACATTTATACCTTCTATACTCTCAGTATAACAGTTGCCCCCTATATGAGACCTTTTGTCTATTACAAAGCATTTAAATCCTTTATCTGTTAGCTCTCTAGCGCATACAGACCCGAATAAACCAGATCCTACAATTAAATAATCAAACATTTATTTTTTTATATATAGAGCATCTCCCCATTTATGAATTGTCATAAAAGTTTCTACTCTTGTTAAATTAAATTTTGATAAATATTCATCTACTTCACTTATTAATGCACAGTTTTGATATAAATAATCTTCATTCACTTCGCAATATACGTAATCAAATTTACTTAAATAATCTTTAAAACCTTTAAAAACTTCTAATTCATACCCTTGTACGTCTACATTCAAAAAATTATACAGGTCTATATTGATATTATTTTCTAAAATTATATCCGACATTGTTTTTATTTGTACCTCTATTTCTCTTACAAAATCTTAAATGTTTCCACTTTATTCTCACTCCCAACCCCAGATATAATAACAATATCATTAGGGCATCTTGACCTAAGACCTACTTCATACTCTGGATTTGCTTCTACCCAAACGACAGGATCTATATTATTAGTTTGGTACCATCCTTTTTCTTGTCCGTGATGAGCTCCTATATGTATAGCTCCTTTTAATGGGAATTTAAAATGTTTCTTTAAATCTGTTATTAACATATACTATATTTTTATAAAACTATCACAATATAAATCATTTACATTCCAATCAGAATATCTTACTCCAAACCATGTACTTGGAGATATTATTTTTTTACTTTCGTTATTACTCAACCAAGCTCCCCACCAACTAAAAGTGCTATTTGCTATTATGTGATGATCACATTTAGATATAAGACACATGTCGTGTGCTAAATCCTGTTTGTTATATACTATATTAGGTATTTTTATATTGTCTTTACACCATTCTATATCATCTGACGTACAAATAAAAACTACGTCATTTCCGTCTAACATTTTAATAGCTTTATTATAGTACTCTATAGTACACAAAGGATGTGCATCTGGGTATACTAAATAATCTCCTCTTCTTACGTGTAAAGATACTTTTACTTTATTTTCATACGGTTTTAAAAAATCGTCTACTCTACTAGATATTTCTTTTTTAAAAATATACTCTTTTTTTACCACATTAGAACAATGTTGAAAGTATTTTTCAGTCTGAAAATATCCTCTAAAGTTAGTGCCTATATCTATATTAAATACACCTTGATCAAAATGAAAATGCTTTTCCTGGTATATGTTTAGAGTGTAGGTTTTTTTGATTTCACATTCCTTTAGATCAAAAAAATCAAACAAATAACTCCTCTGTTTTACTTCTGGGTCTATTAATATATCTGCCCCTATTTTATATTTTACACCTAACAATAACGCATACTGGAACATTTGATTTCCTAGTTGTCCATACTTAGCAAGGAAATCGTAAGTAACTACCATTCTGCTGGTTTTTGAATTACGTTATATCTGTATTTATCAGCTATAGATAAAGTGTAGTCCACTTCGGAAGACTCTATATCAGAGTAATTTTTCCTCTGAGTCACTAAATTCTTAAGAGCCATATAGATTTTATTTTCCTTCCTTAAACCTAGATTTCCATAATACCCATCATTACATGGATAGCTCCTAAAAAAATTTGAATTTGTTAATATTTTATCATAGAACTTATTATTAATAGCGTAGGCGTGATTAGTCGTTGTTCTTAAAACTCTACCTAAACTGTCAGTTTCTTTATAGTACTCTAAAGGATTACACCCTAAATAAAACATATCCCAATCAATATTCGATAAATCATTAACGCAGTCTGATAAATCTAATATTATGTTATCATCAAAAAAAGCATCGTCTTCAAATATCAATACATTTCTATAGTTCATCATCTTACTTCTTAATAAAACCGTAAGATGTGATATAGTACATGACTTTATCCTTGGGGCGTACTCAGGTCGTGGGTCATCGTAAAAATTACAACCTCTTTTTACTAAATCATCGTTTTGCTCTTTAGTAAGACTGATTGCAGAAAACCGCTCTGCTTCTATGTCGTATTTTTTAAACTGATCTTCCATGTACTCTTTTCTATCTACACGGTGATCTAAGTTTATATAAAATATCTTATCAAAAAAGTGAAACGGGTTTTTCATAAAAATTCATTTAATAGATTAATCCATAAATTTCCAACCACTTCTATATTAAAATTATTTTTTATAAGATCTTTAGATCTGTTTCTTATATCATTTTTTAATTCTGGATTATTT